TGGAAAGGATTGCTCGAATCGTTGCTTGAAAAGAGTTGATTTTTTATCTGAGTATCCTATAATAATTGTATAAATTAAAAAGGAGACTTAAATGGAAATAAGAATATTAGGAAATCAACCAGAACCATCATTAACAATGAAAGGTTATGAAATTACCGACTTTGAATTAAGAACTAAAAACGAAACAGTTTTTGAAGCTGGTAAGTATTTAGTTAATCAATGGATTGATGAAAATCCAGCTTATGAGCATTGTCAATTATTCATAGATGATCCAATGACAGTAGGTATATATCCTCAACATTTAGATGGTTCTGAAGCGTTCAACAATTTGGTGCTTAGATTAGAAAATCTAGGGTTTTATGGTAAAGCAGCTGGCTATCGAGAGATAGCCTAGTTGACTTTGTGGTTAAAAGTTCATATAATAACTATAGGAGGTCTATTATGGACGAATTATTAAATAAAATTGATGATTTAGAAAAAATCATAAAAGAACAGCAAGAGATTGTTCTCGAGCAAAAGCGAATTATAGACAGGATCGAAAGCATGGTAGATGCTTTGGATAATAAGTATGGTGGATAAAGCTGTATTAATCAAACGACTTGAAAAGGCTAGAGCTGCAAAAGCTGCAAAGTCTGGCCCTCCCAAGTATGAAATGTACTCTGAATATGTTGTGAATCTTCCAGACGATGATCCTCTTTCACTTAAAACTGTTAGAGGTTGGATTAAAGAAGTTAAAGAGCATATATCAGGATGGCGACATGCATGGAAAGCTGGTGATAAAAAAGCATTGGCCAAATTGCTAATGTATCAAGGGTATAAAACGCAGCTTGATTCTTATCTTAGAACTGGTTCGTATACTAGCAAATTTCAAGGTGGTAGTATGCAACATAAGACTAAGTTTAAATGCATATCAATGGCCTATTATCCAGATGGTAGACCTAAACGTGAGATAGGTGTCTGGTATCCAGACGTACGAAAGGAATGGACTATTGATGACGATGATGCTGAAAGAGCTGCATACGGTCTTAAGCCATACCCTCACGCTGGAAGAAAGGGTTAATAGTGAGCCTAAATAATGGTATGGCAAAAATTATACCATTTCCGGGTGTTAAACTAGAAGACACACCACAAAAGTCCAAGGAAGAGTTATTAAATGATCACATCATTGACACTACCTTGGACATTTCTCTTAATGTATTTAATCAATTAGATACATCTAGACTACCATACAATCCATATGATAAGCTTAACCAATTAGACTTACTTTTGATTCATGAATCAATTAAGTCAGCCATCTACAGATTATATAATAAAGAGCATACTTTGCATGAAATACAATTTGAGAAAATGGTTAATCAAGAAGGGCACGAAATTAAATTTCATCTTGACTAGTTGAACTCAAGTTAAAAAGTTCATATAATAATACATTATGATTATAGTTGACCTAAACCAAACAATGATATCTAACCTTATGGTTCAGATAGGCAATGCTAAAAATGTTGAAGTACAAGAAGACTTATTACGTCATATGGTGCTAAATGCCATCAGAGGCTATAGACAAAAATTTTATGATGACTTTGGTGAGTTAATCATAGCTTCTGATGATAAGCACTATTGGCGAAGAGATATATTCCCCTACTATAAAGCACATAGAAAAGCATGGCGAGATCAGTCTGGTTTAGATTGGAATACTATTTGGACATCCCTTAACAGAATTAAAGAAGAGTTAAGAGATGTATTTCCATATCAATTCATTCAAGTTGATGGAGCAGAAGCAGATGATGTTATTGGTACAATTTGCCATGCACATGGAGTTGAATTGTTTTATGAAGGGTGTAGTCAGATATTAATATTGTCTGGTGATAAAGATTATGTTCAGCTTCAAAACTATGTTAATGTTAAGCAATATGATCCAGTTAGAAAAACTTGGATTAAAAATTCTCAGCCTGATTTATTTTTAGAAGAGCATATTCTAAAAGGTGATAGAGGTGATGGTATACCTAATATTCTATCTAAAGATGATTGTTTAATAAACGGTAGGCAGAAACCTCTACGTAAAAAGTTTATGGAAAGTGTTCTAGATGTTAATGGTAAAACTATTAACAATTTACCTGATGAAGAGCTTAAGCGTAATTATATGCGTAACAAGCAGTTAGTAGATCTATCTCAAACACCTGATGAGATAAAGCTAAATATTCTAGAACAATTTGAAGAGCCTGGCAACAGCAGAGATAAATTGTTTAACTATTTCATTGAAAAAAGATTAAAAAATCTTGTCGAACATATTGGAGAATTTTGAGATGACTAAAGGTGTATTTGAAATATTCAAAGAAGCAGCAAAGCTAAAAAGTTTAAAAGCTAAAGCTGATTATCTAAAAGAGCATGCTAATAATTTTGCATGCAGATCTGTATTACAAGGATGTTTTCATCCAGCAATTAAATTTTTATTACCTGATTCTATACCACCATATTCTGAAACTGATGGTGCTCAGGTAGAAACAGTGTTACATTCACAAGCAAGAAAGTTTGATCTCTTTATTGAAGGGGGACGTCCAGTTGCTAATCAATCTAAAATAAATGCTTTTTATTGAGATGTTAGAGACTATACACCCTGAAGATGCAAAAATATTGCTTAATATGATTCAAAAGAAACCACCAGTTAAAGGATTAACTGAAAAGGTTGTAAAGGAGGCTTTCCCAGACTTACTGCCTAATGAGTGATACATCATATTTTGATAACTATACTGGAATAAAAGATCATGGCAAGACATTATCTGGATGGTTTTCAAATGTTCATGAAACAAGAATCAGATTAAATTATACTTATTACAATAGCCCATACATCATGGGTAGAATATTTGACTGGTATAATAAAATAGATCCAGACGGAAGATTATGGGACTATACCGTTATTGATGATGGATCACAAACTATCCCTATTACCGAAATTAACGTACCTAAACATTGGACAGTCTTAAGAATTGAAAAAGACCATGGCTGGAACAATGA